AACACAACGATCCAGCAAGGAGGTGACATCCTCAGGAAGGGTATCCTCACCGTTTCCAGCCACGATGTTACCTACCAACACATACTGGAGGTCTGCGAGTTCCTTAAGTAGGCCTGCCGTAGCAGCGATGACCTCATTAGCCTCCTCACGGATCAGGTCAACGTGAGGGACAGTCTTAGGGTCAACCTCAAAGCGAGAATAAAACTCTTTCACAAGGTCAAGACGGGTAGCCATTACTCTTCATCCTCATCATTGGTATTAAAGATTTCCAGCTTGGTGTCTTCCATAAGTCCGACAGCTTTCCACTTATCCACGCCATCCATGTAGTGAACAATGGAGTCGTCATCGAACAGGATTATGGTCACCACACCGCGCATCTTACTCCCGGGGTAGAGGTCAGCGATTTCCTTCTCAGTAGGAAGGGTGGCTACATACTCCAAGGTAGCAGGCTTGGGAAAACTCAGGACATCAAAGTGTTTCTCGGTCACTTGTTCTTCTCCTCTGTATATGCAATAAGGAAGTCCAGAGTATGCCGAGCCTTCTTAAGGTCCTCGACGCCACCCTTGTAGTCTGGTCCGACCATGATGGAAGGCATTCCACCGTTTCGCACCATGCCGAATGCAGCTGATGCAGCGACGTTGTCTGTCGCGATCTCACGAAGGACAGACGTCACAGGAGAACGACCGAAGCGAGAGTCCTGCGGATCTCGACCATACCGGATGTGAATCATGTCCTCGAGCGGAATATCGTACGACGTGCCATCGACCGTGTACTGATACTTGATGAGAGGATTCACCTTGTTTCCGACTGGCCTCACCATGTCAGCCGCGAGGTATTGAAGACCAACGACACGACCAGCGACACGCACTTTGCGGAAGTAGGCATTTCCGAGGAGTTGATAGTCTGGCAGAATCCACGACCAGACGAGCGAAGGTGGAACATTCGGTGTCGGTTGCGTGAGGAGTTGGAGAATCGGATGGTCTGCGACGGTCTCGACCTGTCCGTCAGGCATCGGTCTCCGGACAGCTGGAACACCTTGTGACCAGTTTCGAATATACCAATCCATACCAATCGCGACGATGCTGTTCAGCATCAAGTCGCCAGCCTGATTCCTCCAGTTGAAGCTCGAGCCTGGAAGGTTGCGTGTCAGTAGACTCCAGAAGTCTCCGTTTCCTGTGCCAGTGAAGTAGGACGTCTGTCGCTGAATCAGTGGAGGCGGAAGGAGTGCGGATGGTGCGGCAGTTGCTTTGCCTCGCAGGCGGTCAAAGAGTCCCATGGTCTTATTGTGTTCCTATCATGTCCTAAACTGCACCCCAGCCACCACCACGACCGACGAGCTCGTCGTAGGCATCGGTGAGCGCGTCGACGATGTCGTCATTCTTGCCGAGTGGAAACACTCGGAGTTCATCCAACAGTGTACGGTTCCAGTCGGCAGTGACCATGTACACGTTTCCACCAGCGACCTGTGAGGCGAATGGTTCAGCGCGAACATCCTTCGCTCCAGTGACAGGCAGGATGTTCACCGCGCTTCCGTGCAGGAGTCGAAGCATGTGCATCGCTTGACTCTTACCAGCCTGCCCCCGGGTCCTGTGGAAGGCGCACACGCACACCACGTCCATCAAGTGCAGCTGTCTGTTTGATGAGTTTGTCTCGCTGATCTGTTTCATACTGTCCTCGAACGACGTCGAGAATCCAGATGCGACCATCAGCATCACGACCCATCTTCACACCGACTGTGAAGTCTCCGCTCCCAGCTGTCGCTGCGAGGTCCCAGGCGCGTGACATCTTCGCACAGTTTGGTGTGGCGGCATCGATGGTAATGCGTTCGGTCCGGAAGAAACTTCCCTCGCGTGGAGTCGGTCGTTGCTGATACAAAGCGGACCAGCCATAGTCTCCGGAGTTCGCGACCATGACCTCCTTGATACGTCCGAGTTCCTTCGTGTCGTATCGCTCTGGCCACAGAGCTTCGCCAGGCATTCGCCCGATCTGGTCAGACTCCTCCGCAATGGCCGGAAGGTTTAGCACTGTCCATCGATGCGGTTCCGATGAGATTGCCCTACTGGTGATGTCGTCGTGATGCCAGCGTGTCGAGACAATAATGAGAGCGCCCTTCGGTTCGAGGCGCGTGTAGAGGTCGTCCGTGTACCAGTCCCACGCTTTGTCGCGGAACAATGCGGATTCTGCATCCTCTCGACTTCGAATCGGGTCATCGATGATAATGCGCCTGAAGCCCACACCAGTTGGAGGAGAGCCCACACCACGCGCCATGAAGGTTCCTCCCTCCGGCATACTCCACTCATCCTGAGCTGTGTTGTCCTTCGAGAGTTTAGTCCTGGACGAAACAATCTGTCTGGACTTCCTGCTGAAGCGTCTCGCGATGCGCTCATTGTAAGCAGTAACCAGCACGTTCGCGAACGGGTCTCGCTCGATGCAATAGGCGCCATAGCGCACCGTGACTGTCTCAGTCTTCCCGTGGCGTGGTGGCATGTGAATCGCGAGTCGGTCAATCTCACCGCGCTCGACTGCGTCCAGATGCGAAGCAATGGCGATGAGATGCCGAGCTGTGTACGACCAACCATTCGGAAGCGTGTCGCGAAGGTAGTCGAGATAGCAGACAGCTGTCTGTGCGCTAGTTACTGTCCGGAGGTTCGGCAGCTGCGGTGAGAAGTTGAATCGAGAAGTTCGCAATGCGCTCATGGAGAGCTGCAATTTGGGCAGCTGATTGGCCATTGATGTAACGCTCACTTTGCGCTGTGCGTGCTATCGCCTGTAGCGCCTTCAGGCTGTCCTCGAGCACAGATGTCAGAAGGTCATCGAGTGACTTCGTTGGAAGTATCGTCGAGGTGATGTCGTGTCGACTGCCTTCGACAGGTGCCTTCATTCTGTCCCGAATCGAGATGATGGTCGTGCGTGGCAACCCACACGACCGTGCAATAACCGAAGGACTTTGACCAGCAATCAAAGCCGACTCGACCTGTGCGAGAATCTCTGGATCTGTTGTGTTACCCCGTGCCATGATTCTATTCTGCCTCTTCCTGACGAACTCTGCGCCGGTAGTGCATCTGTCCGTGGCACAGATAACACAACACCTGGACATCCTCCATCTGTTCGCCACCCAATCGAATGTAGGTCAGGTGATGGACATCGAGCTTGTATCCATCCTCCTGACGCTTCCCACACTGCTCACATGTCCGACCGGACCGCTCGAGTGCTTTGGTTCGAATATCCTGCCATCGCTGAGAGCGCATGTACTTGCGCCGATAGTCGCGCCATGTCTCATCGATGACCGCGCTGGAGGCGCCTATGGCCTTCAGGAGAGAGTAAGTGTTCGCCCATGGCTTCGCCATGACCGACGTTATGATTTTGTCTGTGTCCAAAATATCTCGTCCTTTACAGGATGAAACTCACCGAACATCCAATCGTCAGCGAGCATCCATTCCGGATACATCGTCAGTCCCTGGATTGTCTTCGACTCACCATCAGCGTGCATGACGAACGCCTCGAATAGGTCGCTATAGCGCACATACACTGAGTGTTCCCACGATGCGCGTGTTATCGGTTTGCCATACATCAATGGCTCGATTACATCTGCAAACTTCATATGACAACCGTCCAATCTTCCGCTGTCATCCACTCGTTGTTGAGTGTGATTCCTTCGAGTCTAATCATCTCATCAGAAGTGTGCTGAAAGAACGTCCTATGTGGGTCGCTATAACGCACGTAGACGTCATTCGGCCATGATGTGCGTCTGATGCGTTTTCCATGCATAAGTTCCCACATTACGTGTTCGAACTTCATTCGACCACCGTCCAATCTCGCGCCAGGACATCGGTCCCTGTCAATGTTGCGAAGCCCTTCGAGATCCATTGGTTGCTCCCAGTGAGCTCATAGCGCATCAGCGCACCTTCGACGAGTTTGAGTTTCCACCGTGCTCCATCACGCTGCACAGCTGCACCAGCGCGAATGGAATCCATGATGGTGTCGAATGTCTTTCGTGTATAGCCGACGTTCACACCTTTTCCGCAGATCAGGAAATAATCGACGCGAAGCGATGGCTCAGTCGATAACCACTTGTTGAAGCGTCGTGAGTCAATGCCATGTGATTCGACAGCCTCGCGACGGTCGATTCCCTGGACAACCATGTCTGCGACTTTGGCGACGATGTCTCTCTTCTGGTCGAGCGTGTGCATGATGTCGCGTGGTGTTGATTCGCCACCATGACCAGCTTCGTTCAGCCACTTCGAGATGATGGCTCGTGGCATTCCGATTTGAGCTGCTGATTTGCTGATGCTGTGTCCTTCAGCCATCAGTGCGATAACCTTCGCCAGCATCTCAGCCTTCTGTTCCTTTTTGTACATGTTTACCCCTTCAAGTAAAACACCAGGCACATTCGGCGGGAATGTACCTGGTGCGACAGCGAGTGTGAAAGCGCAGAAGTTACTCGCTGGCGTCTTCACCGAATGGATCTTCGATGTCGTCGGTCTTGATGGTTGGCTGTGCGATCTTCGTGAGTTTCTTCTTTGCACTCACTGGAGCGACCGACACGATGGCATTCGTCATGTTGCCGCGTGTGTTCAGTTTGGCGTCGACTGTGACCATCCACTGCTTTGCGAGCATGTCGTCAACGTCGAGCTGGTGAAACTCAGCCTGTGTCAGGCGGCGCCCGAGCATACCGTCGAGAAGCACTGTGAGTGCCTGTCGGTCGTTGCCGTATCCCTGACGTGTGTACTTGAAGAAGCGGTAGGCGTTGCCGTTGCTATCGCCATACTCAGTCGTTTCGAACGTGAACTTAAAGTTCGGAAGCATGACGTTCGGGTCATCGTACGATGGACGGTCGACAGACTCGAGGTTCGCCAAACGACAGACGTATGCACCTGCTGGTGCTGCTTCAAACTGTGAGCTGCCATCGCTGAACGATGCAGATGAAAAGAATCCCATATCTCGATACTCCTTTGGTCATAAGACCACTCTGTTGATGACAGTGCTGGATCAATCACCAATCCAGTAAGTTATTCTCCCAGCACCGTCACGGTTGACATTACCAAACATCAAACCATCTGTCAAACATTTAGTCGATGCTGTTCCGTGTGCCAGCGTTAGCGCCCGGCACGCAGGAACAGTTTCGACTTATACCCCTAAGCCAGCACGCGTCTAAACATGCTGGCAGGGGGGTTTCCAAAGGGGGGATTTTCCTGACCTGTTCCCGTTTTCTTATCCTTAAGGGCGGAACAGGTCGGGAACAGGTCACGGGAACAGGTCAAACGCCTATAAAAGACCAGTCGGACGGTACAGTTTTGCATTCCTCGGACCCTTGTCAAACGCCACGATTCGAGACGCTTCAAGGTCCGCTAGTGTCGCAGCCACGACCGATTTTCGACCACCACATAACTCCGCCAGACGTGCCTGTGAGATGCCTGGTGAATCGCTGATGAGCTCGATGAGTTTGGCCCGAACTTCCTGCGTGATGGCTTCGGAACGCGCACCAGCGTCGAGCGTTCTGACCTTCGTGAGCCCTTCCTCGTCGCGGATCTCGAAGGTCACATCGATGGCGTCCTCGTCACTGATGAGACGACCCTTCGTGACGTACATTCGGTAGAGTCCGTTCGCCTGCTTCTCGACCGAATATGCCATGTCAGCAGCTGCGACAATCTCCGCAGCGCCTCGCATACCTTCGTGCTTGACTGTTCCATCGGTGCCACCTTTACGATTGTGGTGAGCGATGAGCACAGTGATGCCGACGTCCAGCAACTTCTTGAACGAGTCGTAGAGTCGACGCATGCTCGCGTCGTAGCTCACGGTGAGCATCACTGGGACAGACTGTTCCAACCGCATCCAGCAAGTGGTGGACCATTCGGCGGACGAAACAATGCGCTGGTCACACTGTTGGGATTTTTGAGAGCGAAGCGCTTCAGTATTGACCAGGCAAACGTATTCAGCACATGGTGGTCTGACACTTACTGCGAACCAGCACTCGACCACGAGACTATCCTCGAGACGACTGGACGCTTCTGGGTTCAATGGGCGCAGGGTAATGTGCCCGATGACCTTCCGGGCGGTGAGACCATCGCACCATGGGAGGTGTGGGACTGGACTCGAATGGAAGTCGAGGAAGGCAAACTCGGTGCTCAGTCCTGGCTGATTCCGAACATCCTCTCGACTGGTGGACTTCACTACCTGTCGTCACCTCCGGGCAGTGGAAAAACGTGGGTGATGTGCGATCTCATTCGCGCAGCCGTCTATGGCGATAGGTGGCTGAACGAGTTTGAGATTCCACAGACTAAGGTTTTGTACATCGATGAGGAGATGGGTGTCCAGAAGGTCCTACAACGGCTAAGGAAGCTCGGAATGCGCTCGGCTGAAGGAATGGGCTACCTGAACCGTGTCGGCATCAGATTCGACAATGTGCTCGATGTCGAACGAATCGTGAAACATTGTCAAGCGAACGACATCGGGCTGGTGATGATTGACTCCCTGGTGCGCGTTCATGGTCTGGACGAGAATGACAACAGTCAGATGCGTCGACTCTACGATTCGTTCAAGAAACTCCTGGACGTCGGCATCACTGTGCTCATCGCACACCACAACCGCAAGGGTGGCACCGATGGAACAGTCAAGCACGAAGGTATGCGAGGCGCTGCGGAGATTGTCGCAGCTGCTGACATGGCGTATTCGGTCGAGAAGCAGGCAAACGGGTTGTATCGCATGTACGTCACGAAGGGTCGTCTCATCAGTGACGAGGATGCGATCGATGTGACATTCGAGATCCGCGACGAGGAAGGGCTCACGAAGGTCAGGACGCTCGACGCTGGTGCGCGGTCCGAAGCCATCACACAGGAAGTTCGGGCCAAACTCATCGAGCTCATCAGTGATTCACCAGGCATCTCTCAGGCACGTCTGGCTGAGTTATGTGGTGGTCGAAAATCGGTTGTGGCTGCGACACTTGCGGACCTTGAAGCGAGTCGAATAGTC